CTTCGTATTTTATATCCCCTATGATTGGTGGGTACTTTAGATGAGCGAGAAACATATTTTTTATGTTTATGAGCATTGGAGGCCGGATACAGGCACTTGTTTTTATGTTGGCAAGGGCAAAGACAAGCGTGCATGGGACATGAAAAAAATGCGTAACCGCCATCATATGGCAATTACATCTAAACTTGCATTATTAGGGTTTTTTGTTGATGTGCGGATTGTTGTTGATCAAATATGTGAAGAAACAGCATTAAATTTAGAAATTGATCGGATTGCCATGTATGGCATGGAAAATCTGTCCAACATGACTTCCGGCGGTGATGGTTTGCGCAATCCCTCCAAAGAGACAAGGGAAAAAATATCTCAGTCTCAAAAAGCAAGATTTGCAAAGCCAGGTGCAAGGGAGTCTCTTTCCCGTAAATGTAAAGGGCGCATTACGTCTGAGGAAACAAAGTTAAAACTGTCAGCTACATCAAAAAACCGTCGCCATTCGGCTAAAACTATTGAAAAAATGAAAGCTGCTGCAAAAGTGCGAGGAGTTTCTGATGTTACAAGAAAAGCCCAAAAAGCGGCTATCACTGGAAGAAAACGCGCGCAATTTACAGAAGAAACTCGCAAAAAAATGTCAGACGCGTCTAAGATAAGAGAACAACGCAGGCGAGAAGCGAGGGTTTCATAAATGGGGTACGCATCCCGTTCGGGCCGAGCCAAGACAGACGCCAAGAACCCACGGGCTTTTGGTGTCTGCGACAGGTGCGCGCTGTGGTATAATCATGACACTTTGTCTTGGCAGATGGACTGGGCTGGCGCATCCCTGATCAACAAGCGTCTGCTGGTTTGCCGTACTTGCTACGATGAGCCACAGCAGCAACTTCGCGCAATCGTCGTTCCGGCTGATCCCGTGCCGATCCAGAACCCCCGCGTCGAGCCGTACACTTGGGACCAGACCGACACCCGTCAGGTTTCCGGGGCGAACACTGTTAACCAACAGACCGGCATCCCAGTCCCGCGTGGTGATACCCGCGTTACGACTGCTGCAAGTGCTGCCACGACCAATAGTCGCGTTACCCAACAGACTGGTGAGGCTCCCGGTGGCAAGAACCAGCTCCCTGGAACCGATCCCAATGCCGTCAGCTATCGGACGATTACCAACGCCTTCAATACCGGCGGCTTTATCTACCTGACAGTGGTCAACACAAGCGGGTTCATCACAGGCCAGCGTGTCATTGTGGGTGGAGTGCTGGGTGTCACTGCGGCCAATGGCTCATGGGCCATCACGGTTATAGACCTGACCACCATTAAGCTGAATGCCTCGGTATTCTCAGGGTCGTACACCTCTGGTGGCTACCTGATAAATGATCCAAGCGTTCCATATGGCTTCACTGAGGTTCCAGCGACTGGGCCACTCTAATTCTTGGCTAGGCCATATAAGGTCAACCCAGGCAGTTAAGGGGATGAAAATCTCTGAGATTAGGGTATAGTGCGTTCAAACCGTTGACGAGGTAGAGCCGTGGCCGCGATCCAAATCCCAAATTTGCCCGTTGCCATTTCCGTTACTGGCACAGAGCAGCTTGAGGCTGTCCAGTCTGGAACTTCTGTCCGCGTCACCTCCCAGCAGATTGCCAATTTGTCTCCCGCTGGAACCGTTACGACCGTGTCTGTTGTGACTGCTAATGGCGTATCCGGGTCAGTCGCAGACCCAGCGTCAACCCCCGCCATTACCTTGACCTTGGGTGCCATTACACCGACCAGCGTCACTACAAGTGGCTTGGATGTTAACTCAGACAGCATCCGCGTTCGCACCGCAAAAACACCAGCCTCAGCATCGGCCACCGGAACTCAAGGCCAGATCGCGTGGGACGCCAATTATCTTTACGTTTGCACAGCAACAAACACATGGAAACGCTCGGCAATCACAACTTGGTGAGGCAGCAATGGAGTCTGGTTTAATGCGAACATTCTGCTCGTTTCTCATCATCCAAACCCAGCCGGAAACTGTTGGCTGCACTCTGATTTGTACGTCAAAAAAGCCCCAAAAGTCATCAGGCATCGAGGCGGACGGCCTTCGTTTAAAAAGCAATCTGGGGTATATTCAAACAAAGATGTACCCCGATGTCCAAAAGGCTGGATGATATGGAATCCCAATCGCTGTTTAACCTATCGGTGGGGATCGCCGGGACGCTAGGTGGCTGGTGCCTCAAGACAATTTGGGACTCAGTCAAAGACCTTCAGAAAGCAGACAAGGAATTAGCTGAAAAGGTTGCTTCAATCGAAGTTCTCGTTGCCGGTAAGTACATTACACGGGATGAATTTACAGCTGTAGTCAATATGCTTTCTACAAAACTTGATAACATCAAAGATGCAATGATCCATAAGGGACCGTAACTCATGGCCGACGATATTGTCTCACTCTCTGGCGAGGGCTTAAAGTTTGGGCGTTCCCCAGCTAATGGCGAGCTTTTGATTGGCAATGGGTCTGGCTTCAACCTATCTACTCTGACGGCGGGCAGCAATGTCACAATCACTAATTCATCCGGTGGCATTTCTATAAACTCCACAAATTCCGGTGGAACTGTTACAAACGTAACCGGAACTGCTCCCATCACATCCACGGGCGGCGCAACTCCCAACATCGCTTTGACAACTCCGGTAGCCGCTCAATACGGTGGGACCGGCCTCGCCACGATTACAGCCAACAGCCTTGTAGCAGGCAACGGGACTGGGGCGGTCAACCTTATTGCGCCGGGGTCTAACGGAAACGTTCTGACCAGCAATGGGACGACTTGGGCGAGTTTGGCCCCTACTTGGAACCGAGTTGTTAAGACATCAAATCAAACCGCTAATACGCTTGCATACGTTGATGATAGCCAACTTGCTTTCAGTGTTTCGGCAAATAAAATTTATGTATTTCGCGTTGTTTCTTTTGTGCTAACCGCTACAACCGGCATTAAAATAGCTGTAAACGGCCCAGCATCACCATCGTTTTTAAGATTTGGGCTAAACCAGCTACAAGTCAACACGTCCTCTTATGATTCTTCTCCGGGCGGTACCACTCTTACGGATAATTCCGTACAAGTTACCATTCCAGTTGCTGGCACAATAACCACCGGAGGTACCGCAGGGACGGTTGTCATTAGGTGGTCTAACAATGGTACGACTGCCCCAGCGACCATATACGCAAACTCATATCTTGAATGGGCGTTAGTCGGATAAAATGGAGCCTCCAATGAAGATGTCTCAAAACGGTATCGACAATCTTCTTAAGCCCTTTGAAGTCTGCAAGCTCAAGGCATATCTGTGCCCAGCCAAGGTGTGGACGATTGGATACGGCCATACTACTGCGGCTGGACATCCTGACGTAGTTGCGGGCATGACAATCACCCAAAAACAGGCTGATGCCATCCTTGCAATGGACCTTGTGACGTTTGAGGCCGCTGTTACAGGCATGGTCAAAGTTCCATTGTCTCAAAACCAGTTTGATGTGCTGGTAGACCTAGCGTACAATATCGGCCCCGGTGCTTTGAAAACCAGCACCTTGATGAAACGGGTCAACGCTAGTGATTTTGACAAGGTTCCAGAAGAGCTTCTGAAGTGGACGCGGGGTGGAGGCAAGGTTCTCCCCGGCCTCGTTCGCCGTCGTCAGGCAGAAGTTGCCATGTGGGGCGTTGCGGAAGAAGACCCAGAAGAGACGCGGGCGATCCCAGACACCGTTCCAGCGCGGACCATGTCCCAAAGCAAACAGGGCAATGCAGCCATTGCAATCGGCGGCTTGGCGTCAATTGGTGCGGTTAAGGACGTTGTGACACAAGTTCAGGAAGCGGCAGATACCACCAGTCAGATTGTTTCCTTGTTCCAGAACATCACGTTCCTCATCCTTCTGGCGATCATAATCATTGGCTCGGCCATCTGGTACTGGCGCAAACAAAGCATGGAGAGAGATGGTGCTTAGTATCTTCTTTACCCCAATCGGACGTTATATCGCTGGTGCCGTTATTATTTTGGTTATCCTGAGCAGCATTTACTGGAAAATCCGGTCTGATGCAGTTGCTGGGATAGAGGCTGCGGCCCAATCTGATGTTCTTCGGAGGACTGAAAATGCCCTTAAAGCTTCTGATGCTCTCGACCTTACTCCTGACCGGTTGCGCCAGCACGATAAGCACGAGCGCGACAAATAAATCGGCTTGCATCGTTTGGAAAAATGTCAGCTGGTCTCAGAAAGATACCGACCAAACCATTCTGGAGGTTAAGGAAAATAATGCCCGCCGCGATGGATGGTGCAACACGCGCTGAATAGTGTTAAAGTCGATATATTAAGGAGCTTTCCATGACTGCTGGGCTTTCATATAATGGTACTGTGGCTGGCACGACCAGCTATGTCCAGCAGATTGCCACGATGGCCGTTGTGGAATCTACTGATCCGGCGTTTCAAATCGTACTGCCATCTATGATCGTGTATGCCGAGAACCGGATGTATCGTGACATTAATTTTATGTTCACGTCCACATCCCTGCATGGCACTACCTTTGTTTTGACCCCTGGAAATAGAAATCTGTCATTCAATATTAACTTGGCCTCCAACAATAATGCTTCCGAAGGCACATTCGTTGTCAGCGACCAAATCAATCTTCTGACTGACGCTGCGGGCAATGCCGCCTCAACTACCGACCCGGATGCTTGCGTTCGTGTGCCGCTGTTGCCTACGACCAAAGAATTCTTGGATGCGGTCTATGGGTCATCGTTAACTGCCAATCGCGGCGCTCCTAAGTATTTTGTTCCGTTCAATGAGACCCTGTTCTTTGTTGGGCCGGTGCCAGATCAGGCATACCCAGTTGAGGTTGTTGGCACCTATCGTCCAAACAGCCTGTCTGCGACAAACCCGACCACATTCATCAGCCTCTATCTTCCTGATTTGTTCATTATGGCCTCCATGATCTACATCAGTGCGTACCAGAGAAATTTTGGCCGAGCCAATGATGACCCTCAAATGGCCGTTTCCTATGAGAGCCAATACCAAGCCTTGCTGAAGAGCGCGTTGGTTGAAGAGGCGCGTAAGGAATTCCAATCTTCTGGCTGGGCCTCTCAGTCCCCGGCTACGGTCGCAACACCATCGAGGGGCTAACACATGTTTTATGTGTATGAGCACTGGAGGCCGGACCAAGAAGCTCCTTTTTATGTTGGGAAAGGAAAGGGGCGGCGCGCTAACTTGCTAAACAACAGAAACGATCACCATAAGGCGATCCAGAAAAAACTTGAGAATCTTGGATTGGCAGTTGAGGTTAAGATTGTTGCGTACGGGTTGACGGAGAAAGAAGCGTTCTCCATTGAAATACAAAGGATTGCTATGTGGCGGTCCTTAGGGGTTGTGCTTGCCAACAAGACGAAGGGTGGAGAAGGCGAGTCTCACAAGGACCAAGCCAAGATAAAGGTGTCAATGGCTCGGAAGGGCAAGCCTCTTTCAAAAGAACATAGAGAAAAGTTAAGCTTGGCAAAAAAAGGCAAGAAGCAAAGCCTCGAAACTGTTAAAATTAGATCAGAAAAATTAAAAGGGAACAAATGGAACAAGGGAAAATTTTTGTCGGATGATACAAAGAGAAAACTATCTGATATTATGTCCGGCAATCAGTTTGCAAGCGGGTCTGTTCGGTCCCAAGAGCACAAAAATGCAATCTCCAAAGCGCACAAGGGTAAGGAAATTAGTGAATCTACGAGACTAAAGATGTCCAAAGCAGCAAGCGAAAGGGAAGAAAGGAAAAGAAATGCCGCACTCTTCTCTTAAGCTTATACCCGGAGTAGACGCTAACAAAACTCCAACTCTCAATGAAGCCGCAATCTCTTTTAGCCAGCTAGTTCGGTTTATACCCGACCGGACGCTTGGTGGGCTTGTGCAAAAGCTGGGTGGTTGGACCCGGTACTTTGCAACTCCGATTGGATCAATTGCTCGCTGCCTATGGGCATGGGAAGATACCAATTCCGCATCTCACCTTGCAATCGGGGCTGAAGGCAGCGCCAGCGGGTCTCTTCAAGTCATTTCCAGCGGGGTGTCGTTAAATATCACACCCCAAAAAGATACTTTTAACGTTGCGGTCAGCGTAAGCACTACGTCAGGAAGCAATGTCGTCACGATTACAGATACCGGACGAAATGTCAGCGCATACGATGTCGTAGATATTCAAACCCAGATTAGCGTTGGCGGGCTTATCCTGTTTGGCCAATACCAGTGTTATTATCTCGGACCAAATACGTACACAATCCGCGCTATCAACGTCCTTGGAAATCCAGCCCTTGCCACGTCAACTGTGGTCACTGGTGGTGCGGTCGCTCAGTTTGTAACGACGTTCCCAGCAATCCCAAGCAGTGTTGTTACGGTTAATCTAAATAATCACGGGTACGTACCCGGCGATACATTTCCTGTTCTGATTGCCTCTACCGTTGGCGGGATAACGATTCAGGGCAATTATATCGTAGCAACGGCCACAACTAACTCTTTTACCTTTAACGCACAGACTACGGCGTCATCTGCTGCTACTGGGTACATGAACAGCGGTAATGCCCACTATGTCTACTATCGTGGGACTGGCGCTCTTCCGGCGGGCACGGGCTATAGCGTTGGCGGGTACGGCAGAGGTGGTTACGGCACTGGCGCGGCCCCTGTCGCGGCTCCCGGAACCCCAATCACTGCTATTGACTGGACGCTAGATAACTGGGGCGAAGACCTGATTTCTTGTCCCTTGAATGGGCCGATCTATGTTTGGTCTCCGACAGGCGGATCGCCCAGGGCGTCTATTATCTCGCAAGCTCCGTCAGTCAATGATGGTGCCTTTGTCGCCATGCCGCAGCGCCAAATTATCGCGTGGGGCTCAACATATACAGGCATCAAAGACCCGCTGTTTATCCGGTGGAGTGATGTCGCAGATTACTCATCTTGGATCGCGTCTGTTACGAATCAAGCTGGCTCATACCGTATCCCCAAAGGGTCTCGGATTATTCAATGTATCCAAGCCGGTCAGCAGGGACTTGTCTGGACTGATCTCGGCGTCTGGGCGATGCAGTACTCTGGACCTCCTTACGTCTACCAGTTCAATGAACTTGGGACCGGATGTGGCCTCATTGGCCGTAAGGCAGCGGCTTCAATGGGCGGCGTTGTCTATTGGATGGGGCAGAGCCAATTTTACCGCATGGCGGGTAGTGGTGTTGAGCCAATCAGGTGCCCAGTTTGGGACGTCGTGTTCCAAGATTTGGATGCCAACAACCTCGATAAAATTCGGGTGGCTACCAACAGCCGCTTTAATGAGATTTCGTGGTTTTACCCTACCAAAAGCAATGGTGGAGAGATCAACGCTTACGTAAAATATAACGTCGGCCTTGACCAATGGGATTACGGGACACTTTCTCGTACAGCCTGGATCAACGAATCGGTGCTTGGACCCCCAATCGGGGCTGGTATCCTGCCGGGTGGAACTGGCAACTACATTATTCAACATGAGACGTCTGCGGATGCGGTTAACTCATCTGGCCAGGCCATTCCGATGAACTCATCCTTCCAAACAGGCTACTTTGTCCTGACGGAAGCCGAATATAAGATGTTTGTTGACCAAATATGGCCTGACATGAAGTGGGGTTATTTTGGTGGAACGCAGGGCGCTAACGTGCTCCTTACTTTCTATGTGACAGACTATCCAGGGCAGACCCCACTCACCTATGGCCCATATACGATGACGCAAGCTACGACCTACATCACACCGCGCGTCAGGGGCCGCCTCGTGTCGATTAAAGTCGAAAGTAATGACATTGGGTCATTTTGGCGCATTGGGAATACCCGTTATCGTTACCAACCCGATGGGAAATTCTGATGCCTGCATCTTTAGATGATATTCTAACCACGCAAAAAAACGGCGTTGTCGCGGTAAACAACCTCGCGCAAACCACTGTCCGTGGGATGGGGACGCTGACTTCTGCGACGGTGACGACCTCCACACTGGTTTTCACTGGCCCCGGTTATCTTGTGAACTTCTCGATTGTGGTTGCCGGAACTGCATCGGGGCTAGTTTATGATTTTGCCTCAACCACTTCACCGCTGGCGGCAAATGCTCTTTGTGC